ATCCACTCAGGACAATCTCTTTGTGATCCCGAACCCGAATTGTGTATCACACCATCATCCCGCCGAAAGGACTTTTGGCTGCTGCTTCGAGCCGCTTGTTGATGTCCTCGATCGCCATGTCACGTTCAAATGCTGACATGCCAAGCGCCGTGCTGTAGTCAACACCGCCACGCGTGTACGTGGCGATGTCGAGCGCGCACTTGATCAACCCCTTAACCTCAAGGGAAAGGCGGTCGATCATACCTACGATCCTGGCGTGATCGCCGGTCAGGATCATTCGGTGAAAAAAGAGACAGGGTTCAGTGGTAGTTCAACACGCATCATCTCGCCACAGTCGCGGCACTTGATCTCCACGACCTGTTGAGGCCCCCAATCGTTCAGCTCGCCAGCCGCTTCGGTGATGCGGTTCACTTGAGGCGTTGTGAGCGTGCGGATCCACTCTTCGATGTTCTTCCGATCGGTAACGTCCTCGACCTTCTCGATCATGCACAGCAGGTTTGTGACCGCAAGCTCCTTCACGTCGTCAGGCGTGAGTTCCTTCTTGTTCCCAGTGCTGTGGAAAAGCTTGATGATGTCGTTAAATTTCATCGGGCGGGTGGTGACCTTCTGGCCGTTGTTCAACGTCACAGTACGCTTGAGCTCGATGATTGTTGGGTCGAGTTGACGCATCTTGATCACAAGCTCGTCAAGATTTACGGTGTACGAGTGCTGCTTCGCCTCAGCGCAATCATGCTTGACTTCGATCCGGTACTCTGGGCCATACGTGGCGAGACGCAGGAAGAACAACACCGCGTCGACATCACGGCCGAAAAGCTCCAATGGCTTCTTGATCGCGGGGATGCACTCAGTCAGCACGGCCTCAAGGGCCTTCCCGTTGAACAACAGGTCCGGGTTCTTCAGATTGATTTCAGCAAGCGCTGACATTGGGTGAACTTGGACTTCACCATCCCTCACCGTGGAATCCAGTTCACCTGCGCTGTACATCGCGCCGTGCGATGGAAGTTGAAACATCCGGCCTGGGAGCTTGATCTTTGCGAGCAGGGGATTGGTATTCTCAGACATGTTCTCTCCGACTAAATAGACCTGCTATTTACACTTCCCACAAGGACCACGCGCGGGCACCCCAGGATGGATGAAAACATTCTCAAAGTACTGCAGAGCATCGAGAAGCTAATCAAGGGCGCAAGCACCCTTAGTCAGAATCGGTCGACGTTCTCCAGCAAGGCAAAGCTTTCCCAGCAGGCCCGCGCTGACAAGGAGCAGGCAAAGACGTTCAAGGCAATTGCCGCCTCTGGCAAGGACACGAACGACGCGCTGCTTGGGCTGAACAAGAACCTGGTGAACCTGAACACTGCAGTTGGTAAGACCACAACAGGCTTCGGGGCCTTGAATGCGCAGATGGCGAAGTTCATGTCCTCGCTCCAGCCAGGAGCGACTGTCACGCCTCAGCCGGCCACGACGCCAAATGCAGAGCCGCCAATGAGTATGATGGGCCGCATGAAGGCCATGATGTCCAAGGTCTTCGCGCCGCTCACAGGTCGCGGGAAGATGCCGAACACAGGTCAACAGGCCGCGTCGATCGTTTCGAACATCAATGCTGGCGTGTCTCGTGGGCTAGCACCAGTCCCAAGGGCCGTGACTGCAGCCATGACGCCGCTCGGCCCAGCTGTTGCAAATGCCGTGAAGGGGTTGGCGGGCGTTGCGCTTGAAGGTCTTACGCTCGAGAAGACCATGGAAGCCATCGTTGCCATTGGTGAGAAGCTCACCTCTGACTTCATCATGCTTGCGCGCGTCGGGCTTGGCAGTTCGTCGAACCTGTTCTCCATGTCAGTTGCAGCCCTCAAGGCCGGGATGTCGCTGAAGGAGTACACACAGCTCGTGCATGACAACATTGCGGTCGCTTCACGGCAATCATCGATGGACAACTTCGACAAGTTGATCTCAGCAGCTGATAGCCAACTGAGCGCGATGGGAATCTTCGGGGCTGAAGCTCGCGGTCTGCAAGCTTCACTGGCTGAGAGCTCCACCATGATGGGGACCTCGCAGAAGGATCTCCAAGGCACGATCGCCGGGCAGATCAACACGTTTGATGAGCTCCGCAAGACGACGAACATTGCAGCTGATGAGTTCGCGAAGCTCGTCGAGAATCTGTCGATGAACAGCCAGGTGCAGTCGGAACTGCTCGGTGTTTCTGGCCAGGAACGAATTGCGCGTCAGCAAGAACTGTTGCAAATTGCAACAACCGGTCAGCGTCTCGGTCTGACAGCCCAGGCATCGCAACAACTCGCCGATGCGCTGATCGCACAACGTAAAGCCACCGTCAAGGACCGTATTGAGCAAGGTGGCGCGATCCGCCAGCTCGCCGCGTTTCTTGGTCAGGGCGGGAACGGCGATCGAATCGCCGAGCTGAACACGAAGGGTCGTCGTCGCAGCGCGGATGAGGACGAAGAGTTGCGCCAGCGTCTTGGAAGCCTTGATCAGGCTAGCCAGCAAGCCTATCAAAATGGATCGCTTGGTGCGCAGAACGTGCTCGACAATCTCGATGAAAGCATTGGCAAGGGCGGTCTCGGTGAGATCATCAAGGCCAATCGCCCTGCGCAGTTGGCGCAGGAGTCTGGTCCTGCCGGGGCAAACAAAGACTTTGGTCAGCACGTCGGTGAGTTTGGGCAATTTGTTGGTCAGCTCCTGACTTGGGGCCGTGGCCTCAAAGAAAGCATTGCGGCACCAATCGCAGCCGCGGTCGGCGGCATCCTGCTTACGGTCTTCAGCGGGCCCGTCATCAAGATGCTCACTGGCGCCGCGGGGAAGCTTGGGCTGCTCGGCGGTGCAGGTGGTATGTTGGCCGAAGCAGCTGGCGGCGCAGGCGCCGCGGCCGCGGGGACAGCAGAAACGGCTGGGGTCGTTGAGGGGACTGCAGTTGCCGCGAAGTCATTGTGGAGCACGCTCACGGGAATTCCAAAGGCGATCGCTGGGTACACGAATGCGATCAAGTTTGTGGCCACAGCCGATGGGCCACTTGCTGCACTCTCTGGCGTCTTTGGCGACGTTGTTGGGGCCATCAAGAATGGCGCGAGTCTCGTGATCGGCGGGTTCCGTGCCTTTGTTGGCTCCTTTGGCCCAGCCCTGGCTCTCGTGAACGGGGTGATTGAAGCAATCACCGGTGAGATCAGCGACGCGTTGAACCCAAGTGGCGGGTTCTTCAACCGCGTCGGTGGTGTAATCACAGCGGCACTCTCTGCTCTCCCGAACCTGATCATTGATGCTATTGGTTTCGTGTTTGGTGATTCTTGGGGGCAATTCTTCAGAAACGGTTTCGATCAGTTCGTTGCACTTGCAAACGCTTCAGTGAAGACCCTATTGAGCGATCTACTCGGGGCAATTGCAAAGCCGTTTGAGTGGTTGCTGCCAAAGGACTCGCACCTTGCGAAGATGATTCGCGGCTGGTCAGACGGGCTTGAAGCTTCAGCTGATGAGAACTTCGCGACGTTCGACAAGCTCTCGAACGACAACAGCACTTCGCTGAAGTCAATCTCGGCCGAGAATCAGAAGACTGCTGAGAAGGCGACGCAAGCAACAACAGCCGCGACCAAGAAAATGCAGGTCGCGCAGGCTCAATTCTCTGATGTTCAGGATGCGACCTCAGTTACGGCCTCATCGATCATGGGTGATGCTGCAGCAATCAAGGCAATGCCGCAGGTTCAAGTACCAACATCCATTGCACCGGCCCCAGTAAATACACCAGCAGCACCCGCGGGCCAAACGACAGGGCAGACGCCAACAACCGGCACGGAGACGCAACTCACTGCGCCGTCTGAATTGACAGTGGCAATGAACGCGATGCTTGCAGTAATGCAGCAGATGCTAGAAGCTGGAAAACGACAAGCAGACAACTCAGAAGCTCTGGTGCGCCTTGCGCGGGCCGGAACCACTTTTGACTCATCAGAAGCCACTGCTTATCGGTTGCTGAATCAGACGCGGAACGCGTAAGGAACGCATGACACAATTCAATTCGTTTTGGAAGATGGTTTCGCCTAAGACGCGAAAGCAGATGTACACGACGCTCTCAACCGACGCGTACGACCCACGCACCACCGACATGAGTTCGCTGGCCGCAGTGTCTTGGTACTCGCAGATCATGCGCGGTCCTGGCACCCGCATGGCCTCGTACAAGCAGTACGACGCAATGGATACCGACATTGACATCTCCCGGTCACTTGACATTATCGCCGAAGAAATGTCTGGCAAGGATAAGAAGACTGAGCTGCCATTCGAGATCCAGTGGCAGAAGGAAGACAATCAGGACGTGTCCGACACGACCATTGTCACCGTCCGCGCCGCGCTCCGCCAGTGGTCGCAGCTGCAGGACCTGCGCAAGCGTGTCTTCACCACTGCTCGCTGCATGACTAAGTACGGTGATTGCTTCTTCCGCAAGGCTTCAGATACCAGGAAGTGGGCGTATGTCGACCCGTCACTGGTGACTGGTATTGAGGTTGATGAGATCGGCACGAAGATCGCGTACCATGTGAAGCGCCCGAATCTTGGTGGCGCTCAGAATGCTTCCGGTGCCGGGTACAACATGCAGCGCTCAGAGCAGGTCGATATCGTTCCAGCTGCCGCCATGATTCACTTTACCATGTCCGACGACATGGGTGACTCGGCTCCATTCGGTTGGTCGGTCCTTAAGCCAATCTTCCGTGTGTACCGCCAGCTCTCAATGCTAGAAGATGCCGTGATCATCTACCGGATTGTCCGCGCTCCAGAACGTCGGGTGTTTTACATCGACGTCGGAAACATGAACCAACAGCAGGTGAAGCGGTACCTGGAATCGATCAAGAATGAAATCCGCCAGAAGCGTGTGCCAGGGACGCAGTCGAATGGTGGCGAGGACACGGTTGACGGTCAGCTGGACCCGACCTCGCTCCAAGAAGACTACTTCTTCCCAGTCACAGCGGCTGGTAAGGGTTCACGCGTCGAGACCCTGCCAGGTGGCGCTGAAGACTTTGGATCATCACTGCTTCGTCAGTTTCAAGAGAAGATCTTCCGTGGCCTGCGGATTCCGACCTCGTACCTCGGTGGCACCTCCACATCCGGTGGTTCAGATCCACAGACGAATGATGGCAAGGTTGGTATCGCGTACATTGAAGAGCTGCGTTTCGCGAACTTCATCTCTCGGCTGCAAGATCGTTTGAATGAGATCTACGATGCTGAGTTCAAGATCTATCTGAAGGTCTGCGGTCTTCTGATTGACGATGAAGTCTTCCAGATCAAGCTCCCAGATCCAGCGAACTTTGCACTGTATCGTCAGGCGGCGCTCGATGCCGATCTGATCTCCTCGTTCAACAACATCACGAGCGTGAAGTTCCTTGCTCGTCGCTTCATCCTGAAGCGTTATCTTGGTCTGACGGATGACGAAATCCAGATGAATGAGGTGATGATTAAGGAAGAGAAGAACATGGCTGACAGCGCAAAGGTGCCAATCCTGCAGCAGCTGTATGACGATGCGGTTTACGACAATCGTAAGCCGGTCATTGTCGGCGACGACTCTGAAGCTGGCACAGGCGGCGGCTCTGATGAGTTTGACACGGACCCGGGCGCCGGGCTCCTCGACAACTACGAGGACAACCCACCAGGAAACAACAACATTGGGGGTGAAGAGGAAGCAGGCGCTGAGGGCGAAGAGCCGGCAGCTCCTGAAGCTCCGACTGCGCCAGAACCGGCGGCCCCGGCTGCGGCGGCTGGCTAAATACCAGGATTAACAGCACACCACACCTAGGAGCGCCAATGCTGCTGCTACAAGAATACCTGAATCCAAATGTCGCGAACCTGACCGAAATGAAGCGGGTCGGTGGCGACATGTTTCTCTCTGGCATCATGATGCAGTCGGAACTGGTGAACGGGAATGGTCGCAAGTACCCAATGAATGAGATCATGCGAGCAGTCGCTGAGTGCCAGGAGAAGATCTCCAAGGGTATGTTCATCATGGGTGAGTTGAACCACCCAGACACGCTGAGCATCAACCTCGCAAACGTCTCGCACGCCATCACGGAAATCCGTATGGAAGGTAATGACGCGATTGGCAAGATGAAGCTCCTGAACACGCCAGCTGGGAACATTGCGAAGGCCATCATCGAAGGCGGCGTCCGTCTTGGGGTCTCCTCGCGCGGTACCGGGAACGTGAATGAGTCAGGTTCCGTGTCTGACTTCTCATTCGTGACGATGGACATTGTGTCTACACCATCAGCGCCAGATGCGTACCCAAATGTCGTGGCTGAAGCCATGGGGTCGAAGAAGATTCTGACGTTCGCTGAAGCAGTCGTGAATGACAAGAAGGCACAACAGTACCTGAAGCGTGAAATTGCCACGCTGATCGAAGCTATCACGAAGGGGAAGAAGTAATGTCTGATCTGAACGAACTCCGCAAGCTTGCTGGTCTTCCACTCAAGGAAGACCAGATTGAAGCGTGGCGACGCCTGGCAGGGCTTCCGCTCGTTGAAGAACGCGGCTCCAATCAGAAGGCGCGTCGCGTCGAAGACGAGCTTCGTGCTCGCGAAAAGATGATTGACCGGATTGAGGGATACTTCGGGGCGCTTGAAAGCATTCCATATTCCGAAATCACCACCGAAGATCTGAAGAAGATCTATGACACACTTTTGGAACACAAGCAGATCAAGGCAACCGCATGAGCTTCCTCGACAAAAAGGTCACGACCCTTCGTAATCCTGGCATCCCAAAGCGTGGTAAGCCGGAGATCACCGCTCGCGCCTTTGACAAGGTGAACCCGAAGACCGGTGCGCGCCCAGATCGCTCGACCTTCAAGCTTGGCAAGGGTGACTACCATGCCGTCGAATACTCTGATGAAGGTGACTTCATCATGGTTTCAGTGCACAAGGACAATGTTGAGAGCACGCAGTATTGGGGTGTGAATGTAATCTTCATGCCGGATGGTCACATCGAGGCTTCGTGCGCTGACAAGTACGCTGATGAGCAGTGGCATGATGATCGTGAAAAGATTATCAAGGCGGCAAAGGCTGGCCTCAAGAACTCAAAGCTCTCTGGCATGTATGATGGTATGCAGGGTGTCTCAGTCAAGCGCGGCAAACAAAAGCTTTCCTTTGACATCAAGGAAGCATTGACCTTCAAGGAATTTTTGTTGAAGGAAGATGCAATGGTATCAGTCAAGACTGAATTTGCGAATGCAGTAAAGTACGCTCAACAATATTTCCTCCAAGGTGACCGCTCTGAAGCTGGTGACGCAAAGGAAACGATGAAGCACTTGAAGATCGCTTCACACATTTACAATGACATGACTTCTGATGAGCGCGCAGAATCGAAGGCTGACATTGCGAAGTTCATGACGCTGCAACGTCGCATGGGTCTCGTCGAGTCGCAACTTGATGAAGCTGAGTTCATCAACACAATCATTGATCGTGAAATTCAGCTTGGTAAGAAGTTCAAGGCAAGCCAACTCGATGAAACATTGTCACCTCAACGTCCTTCAGCTGATGACATTGAATTTTCGCTGAAGAAGATCGATGATGTTATCTCTGAGATCAATGAATTGAAGGACGATCCAAAGTATAAGGCAAAGTCAAATCAGACATCGCTTGCGATGGTGCTTCGCAAGATGGAGATCGCCAAGGACCTACACAACAATCTTGATAAGTACAACGATCTGAAAGCTGATCTCGACGCTGCCTGGAAGGCTAAGGATGTCGAGAAGTTCCAGGTCGCGCAAGAAAAGATGCGCAAGTTCCTGTACGACTTTGGCCTCACAAAGAAATTGATGGATGCTAAGCGCGGTACTCGCGGTATTTCAGGCTGGTCTGTCTCAAAAGCATATGAAATCAAGTTGAACAGGTTGCTTGATACCATGGCTGCTGTTCGTGATGGCGCTGCTGATTCATTGAAGCGTATGAAGATGACTGATGGACAAAAGTCCGCTGCCGATAAGGCATCGGCGAATATGCGCGCTCGCTGGGGTTCGTATTAACTGACAACCGGGTCTGGTAAATAACCCCGATAACACTGAAAGACACGCATGAGCGAAGCTAAAGAAACACTGAAGGCCATGTTGCAAGACATAATCAAGGGCCGCGAAGAATCCGCGAATGACGCGATCCACACGTACCTTCTGGCAAAGACACAAGAAATGACTGGCCTCGGCGAACCGGTGTATGAAGAGGAAATGAGCGATACGCTCGCCGCGAAGAAGATCTTCACGAAGACCGAATACAACGCTTGCGTGAAAGCAAGCCTGTAACACCAGATCTGCGCCAAAACCACCTCGGTTTTGGCGCATTTTCCGACTGCGCGCTAAATACTTTCACATGATGAAGACGTGAAGTCTTGGTCGCAGAACATAACGCCGTCAGCCAAAGCTGACATGTTAAACAGAATAGGAGATAGCAATGGACGAAATCCTGCAGAAGCTGCTCAAGTCCGAGCTCCTCAGCGAAGAAGTCAAGGCTGAACTCTCCGAGCAATGGACCGCTTCCGTCGAAGCCTTCAAGTCGCAAGTTCGCGAAGAAGTCTCGATGACAGTACGTTCGGAACTCGCAGAGCAGTGGATCGCTGAACGCGACCAGCTCATCGAAAAGGTTGATGGTTTCGTCTCTGACGCTCTCATCAAGGAAATCACTGAACTCAAGGCTGACATCAGCGACTTCCGTGATCTCGAAGTTGAGAAGGCCGAAGAAGTTGTTGCTATCAAGCACCAGCTCGCTGAAGAAGTTGCCGCTGAACTTGATGCTCTCGTTGACAAGATCGATGCGTTCTTTGAAGAACGTCTCGGCGCTGAGCTTGAAGAGCTGAAGGAAGACCTCGAGATCGTCAAGGCAGACCAATTCGGCCGCAAGATCTACGAAGCTTTCGCACAGACGTTCGCTACCGCTCACGTTGATGAAGGCTCGGTTTCGACCAAGCTCTCCATCGCTGAATCGAAGCTTGCTGACATTGAAACAGCCCTCGCTGAATCTGAAGAGCAACGCAGCCTCATGGTTCGCGAAGCCAAGATGGAAAAGATTCTCTCCAGCCTGACTGGAAAGAAGCGCGAGCAAATGGAAATGGTTCTCAAGAACGTCGACACGTCGAAGCTCGAAGAGTCCTACAAGTTCTTCATTGGACGTATCCTGAAGGAAGACGTGGCACCACGTGCTACGCTGACCGAAGGTGCAGCTAATGGCAAGAAGACCACGGTGGTCACGGGTGACGCCGATCAGGTTCCACCAACCACCCAAATTGATGAAAGTCTCCAGCGCTGGACGCGTCTGGCAGGCCTCAGCAAGTAACCCTCTCACAGGAGAAATCATGCAACTCATGGAAAACTGGACCGCAAAGAAGGAAGCTCTCCTCGAGGGTCTCACCGGTTCGAAGAAGAACATCGTCTCAACTCTGCTTGAGAACCAGATGAAGCACCTGCAGGAAACTGTTGGTTCCACCGCCGTTGACAGCACTGCTGTCAGCAACTTCCAGAAGATCGTCATCCCGATGATCCGTCGTATCCTCCCAGGTACGATCGCTTCGGATCTGGTTGGTGTTCAGCCAATGGCCGGCCCTGTTGGTCTGGTGTACTCGCTGCGTTTCGCTTTCGCTGAAACTGAAACCGCTACTGGCGGTGACGCGTCGAACAACATCACCGCTGGTGATGAAGTGTTTGCGAACAACTCCAAGATGAAGCGTTTCTATTCGTCTGCGAACGTTGGCACGACTGGCTACCCACCTGCTCTGACAGCTGCTACTGGCGCTGGTACGGCTGGTGTGACAGCTGACATGGAAGGCTACGGCGGTCGCGCTCTGCGTCTGTCTGTCCTCAAGCAAACCATCACCGCCGGCTCGCGCAAGCTGCAAGCTCGTTGGACGATGGAAGCTGCTCAGGATCTGACTTCGCAGCACGGCCTGGATCTCGAGAACGAACTGACGGCTGCTCTGTCGGCTCAGATCGCTCACGAAATCGACAACGAAATTCTGACGGACCTGTTGGCTCTCGCAGCCACGGTTGGTACGTACGACTTCGCTGCCCCACCAGCTGGCTACTCGCCAAACTTCATCGGTGATCGTTTCGCTGAGCTCGGTATCCTCGTGAACCGCCTCGCAAACGAAATCGGCGCGAAGACACGTCGTGGTCCAGGCAACTGGCTCGTCGGTTCGCACCTGATCACGTCGATCCTGCAGTCGGCTTCGAAGTCGGTGTTCGCACCTGCTGTTCAAGGCAGCTTCTCTGACCCAACCGGTAACAAGATGGTTGGCACTCTGAACGGTCAACTCAAGGTGTACTCGTACAACTGGGGTCTGAACGACGCATGGTCAATCACTGGTGGCGCGAATACCGCTGTCGGCGCAACGGGTGAAGACATCCTGATCGGCTACAAGGGTGGTAACTCGGAGCTTGACACCGGTTACTTCTACTGCCCATACGTGCCGCTCGTGAGCACTGGTGTTGTCATGGACGCAAACACGTTTATGCCAGCTGTCAGCCTCATGACACGATACGGCAAGGCCACGTTCACGAACGCTGGTACTTCGCTGGGTAACAGTGCCGACTACTACGCACGGATCCGTGTAACGAACGTCGCGTTCTCGTAATGCGCTAAGTTGTTGCCTGGCAACAACTATTTCAAAGGGAGCTTCGGCTCCCTTTGTTGTTTTCAAGAACCTATAAATAGCACATGTAATCAGGGCAATTTCTGTACAATGCGCTATGAAAAAGAGATCAAGAATTTGTGACACCTGCGGAAGGGTCGAAGAAACCTTTTCTTGTGCTGCTACATGCGCAAGCTGTAGTTTTGCACGTAAAGAGGCTCAAGCTATCCAGATAGAGCACGATGAGCTCTTAGCTCTCGGATATGGGGTTCTTTCAGGTCCGCACGTGGACGAACATAACCATCGTAAGTGGCAGCTAAAGGCACCGTGTTGCAGCGCCATTTTCACCCCGACTTTTGGGAATGTGAAAAAGCAATTGAAGTCACATGGGAAACCTCCTTGCGCCTCATGCGGTGGCAAGGCAAGAATGAGCAAGGCAATGTCGGCATACGTGGGAAAACACGGGGCAGACTATGATCTAGCAAAGTTCGAGGAATACTCAAGGAAAATCAGGAGATTAACGGGTCGAACCTATGAGTGCTGGAAACACGTAATCAACCCACTAGATCATAAGCGCGGGCGCCATATTGGCGATTGGCATTTAGACCACCGAGTACCCATCATCTGGTGTTTCAAAAATGGTATTGCGCCAGAAGTCGCTGCCTCTGCGCAAAATTTGCAAATGCTTCCAGTGAAGGACAATTTGCAAAAAGGCGGAAAGCTGCTCAGCGACGATGAGGCTATGGCGATTCTCAAGGAAAGTGCCACCTCCAGGATTTTCTTTGACGCAGTTGGAGATGGCGCGCGAAACAAAGTTGAACTGGTGGCCGACACTGCAAACATCTGGTCAACAGCTGAGAAGATCATTGTTCGTGAACGTGAGTATCGTGATCACCCCGCAGCTGTCCTAGCAAGAGTGCAAAACGCACTTGGAAAAAATACAACTCGCCTTGGTGCTAGAAAGTTGCGATTGTCCACCGTCAATGAAATTGAGGCGAAGCATTTTCTTGAGACCTGGCATGTTCAAGGTTCAACACCTTGCACCTTAGCTTTTGGGCTTTTTAGAAATGATGAACTCTTGTCCTTGATGACATTTGGTAAGCCAAGGTATAAACAGGAAGCGGAGTGGGAGCT